GCCCTACCCGTAGGAGTGCGGCGTGCGCGCCTCCTTGCCGCTCTTGCTGTTGTGGCATGGATGACATAGTGGTTGGTGGTTGAGTGGCTGCCAGAACGCACCACCGAGGCGCACAGGCGTGATGTGGTCGACGACCTCGGCGAGTCGTCCGCACTCCACGCACACTGGCGACTCTGCAAGGAAGGCGCGCCTGTACTTACGCCAGCGCGTTGAGTTATAGCGCGGTTCCTTGTGTCGCCTAGCGTGCATCGCCTTGCGCTTCGGTGGGTCGGGCATGCTTGGCATCAGTCGTTGCCGTATCGCGTAATCATATCATCGAGCTTCTTACTCTCCTCAATCATATTGATGTGCAACAATGACACGCCATCTGACCCTTGCGCGACTGCCACGTGCAGACGTTCCGCTGCCTTGGTTACGTTCTCCGCTTGCGCGATGACCTGGCTAATAAAGCGCGACAGCTCTTTGCGGTACATCTTGTAGTCCTCTGTCGCTATGTTGTAATACTCTTCGCTCATGTGTGTTGGTTTAAAATTGATTGTATGTGCTTCATCTTGGCCACTTCCTGCGCTGCCTGCTCTTCGCGGTCGCGCTTGATGTAGTTGTTGTATCGGCGTTCGTGCCAGTCATAGTCGCGCCTTAGCTGCTCCTTGTCCACCTTCCGCACCGCGCGTTGCGGGACGTTCTTTGCGCTGCGCGTATACCACGCCGCCGCTACTGGTCTCCACTTGTCTACGGCTCCGTGTTTCGTGCGCCAGTTGCGCGCCTCGTAGTAGGTGTAAAAGTCTTTCGCCCATCCTTCTGCATGGTTGGCGTGGCTGCTGCCCTCACGATCCATTAGGTGCAAGAAGTAGTCGCGCACTTGCTGCCAGTGCATCGGTGTCTTTTCATTCTTCTTTATCTCATCATTCATCTTATTAGTTTGAGTATTAGAGTCTGTATTAAGTCTTTGTATTACGGGTAGAAGCTGGCTTCCACCCTCCTGTGCAGTTGCTTCCACCCTAGTGTGCAATTGCTTCCACCCTAACGTGCGTTTGCTTCCACCCTCTAACGCCTCCACGTGGCCCAAATCAATGAGCTTATTCACGGCTGCTGATGCTGTACGACGCGACACGTGCAACAGCTTCGAGAAGCCCGTGTTGGTCATGAAGCATGGTTTGCCATGTTCGCTGTATCCGTAGATCACGGAACCCACCAGGCGCTCGGTTACGTTCAAGCCTTTCAAGTTCCATATGTGCAGAGGCAATATGATATGCTTGCGCGCCATCAGTGACCCGCCCAGCCGAAGAAGCTCGCATCGTAACCTGCGTCGCCTTCATTGGCAAATACGGGCGTAACCTTTAGCGTCATCTTGGCTTCGCGATACGCGGGCAACAGCTTGTTTTTGTTGCCTAGGCTGCGCGTGTGCTGGTAGGCCATGCGTTGCGCCTCGTGGCGGCTGCTCACGTACCATACAACGCGCTCTTTCGGATTGTCGCAAGTAAACACCGCTTTGTATGTCTTACTCATCCAATAGGTCCATTTGCGCGCGTCCTAACAACTCCCATTTGGCAGTCGTAAAACACACCTCATTTTCGCCCCACGGCATGACTTGACAATGCTCCGTCAACGTCACGCGGTATTGCTTGCCGTTGCGCTCTACGATTTTGCTACTCATAAAACGCCGTTTTTCTTCATCATCTCCACCAGCTCAAGAAAGTCTTCCAGCGTTAGCGCGGCAATGGGCGCTTGGTGGTTGCGCTTGTGAATAACGACGTTGTAGTGTTCGCTGTCTTGCGGCATGCGCTGCAAAATGCTGTGTATGTCAATGCTCCGTTCGTGCGCTTTAAGCTGGAGGTAAAACGGGTCCGTGCCAGTCAAGTCCACGCCTTGATCGTCGAGCTTTTGGTTGACGTACCCTGTACGCTCCACCGTCCCGCCAAACATCCGCTGCCAAACCTTCGCAATCTTCAGCTCGAACCGCTTTCCCTTTTGTCTTGCGTTAATCATAGGTTGATTTCCATTGCTGGCGCCCAGTGTGGCGCGTCCATCATCCAACCGTCCTCGCCTTCGTGTCCGTGGGCGCTTTTGCCGTCCCACGCCTTCCAGCTACGCAACAGTCGCTCCCACTCTAGGTGACCGCGCGCAATGTAGTGTGGCTCTAACTCGACGACTTGCACGTGGTGCGGTGCGCTGCTCTCAACAGCGAGGATAAAGTAGCTACTCGACTCCATGCCCATAAGCTCAGCGGCGCGTTGGTAGATGGCCGCTTGCATGTAATACTTAAAGTCGTAAATGGTGCGCTGCAAGCTATGGTGGCTCACGTTCTGCGTAGTCTTTAAGTCCAAGATGAACCAATCGCCTAAGCCGTCAATGATACCACGGTGAGGAATGCCGCATTGCTGAATCTCAAACGGCTTTTCGAACTCCTTGCATTGACGCACCATCGGCCCGGCGTAGGGATGATCAAGCACGCGGTTGGCAATCAAGCGAATATCGAGCGCCTCTTTTGGCGTCAAGATGTCCTTGTCGGCGTTCTCTTCTTTGAAGTCCAGGTACTTGTTACCTGCGCGCCTCCCGTCCCAAATCACTGTACTTACCTCGTACTTGTCCGGCTCCAAGATTGCGCGGTGTACCAACGTGCCAAACGTCATGGCGGCGGTCTCCTTGCGCGGTGCAAGTTTGTAGTGCAGGAACGCCAGCGGCGAACGTGAGAACGCTTTTAGGCTGCTAAACGACAGCGGTGTATACTCTTCTTTACTTGACAACATAGATCTTGTTTCCCGTTAGTTTGTACAATCTCTCTGAAATGAACTTTAAGCGCTTACGAAAGCCGCGTTCGCGTGACGCTATCGACTCGTGAATGGTTTGTGTGTCGTCTTTCGAGTGACTCACGGCGGCCAGTATCGCCCAACGCTCATGTCGTAGGCGGCTAATCTCCTCGACGACCTTTGGCGGATACATTCGGTCTTTGTATTCAATGGTGCGTGGCTCTTCCATCAAAACGGAAGGTTGCCTTTGTCCTGCTTAACCTGTTCCACGCTCAGCTCGGGCAAGTCCTCAATGAACGGATTCTCGCCCGTGTACAGCTTCGACAAGTCGATGTACTTTGACGCCTCCTGAGCGAATGCAATTAAGTTCTCTTCCACTGGGCGCTTAACGCCTGTCAAGTTGTACTTGGTGTCCATGCCTTTTCCTTGGCGCACGATAACCAGCTCGTATGCGGTCCAATGATCATCACGAAACAGCATTGCCATTTGGTCAATGATGCTGCGTTGCGTGAATGACCAAACCTTAATGCGCCCATCGCCGCCGCTCTCGGTGTCGTATTCCCACACTACAAACGCAAGAAACTTCTTCGGGCGCTCGTCGCTAATAGCGTGTTCCGGGCGTGGCGCTTCGGGTGACCAACGAACGGGCTTTCCGTCGCAAAAGAGTTCGTAACCAGTTATGGGCTTGGACAAAAGGCGCACACTGCGCTTGTCGTTGTCTTGAAGTCTAACGTAATCGCTGCCGACGCTGTCGGACTTTGACAAGAAGTTGAAGATGTCTTCGGACATGGTTGGGTTTTTTTGTGGACCCAAGTACGCCCCGAAGTTAGGCAGGGAATAAAATTATTTTTCCCTCTTATCAACATCTTTATGTTCACGCCACGCTTTGCGCAGTCGTAACACGTTGAGAATGACAAGGGTAAGTGCGCCCAATGCGCTAACGCTCCAGTCGACGACCTCTTGCCAGCGGGCTACTTCCCACCCAACCCACGCTAAATTCAGCGCTAACAAGTCGCTCCCGTCCGTCATTTCTCCAAGGTACTGAGCGCCAGCGGTAACACACCAACGAGACACATAACAATTGTTGGCCACGTCACGCCGTGCAATACAACCTGTTCACATGCCGTTGTCACGATCAAGCCGCCCATGGTGTTTTTAGTCGACCAGCGCAACCTTCGGCCCGCGCTTTTCGCAACCTCTCCCGTGGCTTCTGTTGCGCTCTTTACCCACCCGCCGACCTTAGCCATCATACACCCACATCACGCCGTTATGCTTGTCCGGGTCGCAATCGACATGCACAAACGTCTTGCCGATACCAATGCGCGTGAAACCTGCGGCAAGTAGCCCGGCAACAATGCGCATCCGCGCCTCGCTGTTAACCGCTGCAATGTCTGCGGCAAGTCCTTTGAGATGGCTGCTGTTGCGGCTGGCGCTGTATGCCCTGCGAATCAAGCTCTCGTTGTAGGCGCGTGTACGAAAACCGCTAGTGATGCGGTACGGAATGCCGCTGCACGCTCTGGCGTCGTCCAGCATCTCTAAAAAGTCCGCATCCATATTCGACCCGCTGCCAGGTACGTCGGGACTATCGAACTCGGTGTGCGTGAAATACTTCATCACTTTTCCTTGCGCTGAATCACAAACCAATCGCCATCGTAGCACATCACCGTTATGCCGTCATAAGAGCGATCCATTTGGAAGTATGCTTGTCCGTCAATCCGCGTGCCGTTGGTGTAGTCGTCGTTGTTTACAGTGATTCGGTAATAGGTGTTTGCGCTAATGGTGTCGTCGCTTTTAAAGCGCAACATGCGGCCCTCGTTATCTGCGACCTTTGGCAAATACACCCTATTAAAACCATTTGAACCAGTCCAGGTCGTCATGTACACAAACCCGTTGGTGCTATCTACGTCGATGACATGATCACTGCCACTGCTGCACGTAATAAGTTGAGCGGGTGTAAAGTTCATGACGTTACCTGCTCGTATGTCGTTTAACCCACTCGATACGGTGTCGGTCAAGACGTTACCTGCTGGCGCAAATTTATCGCGTGGGTTTTCGCTGTTGTACTGATCGCTTCTAAAGCTGATGTTGGACACGCTGGTATTAAAATGCCATCTCTCAATATCAACCTCGCTATCGTTGGCGTTGTAGCTCATCTTGAACATAACGTGGTCGTCGCTGCTCTCAATGATTAAGTTGTACGGCCAAACAAACTTGGCCGCCGTAGTAATCACAAAACGTCCTGAGCGAATGCGGTGTGGCAATTGCGTATTTGTAAGTATCTCAAGCACGCCAAGACGGTGCAGACTGTATGGAGTGCTAGTTTGTGAGCTGGTCCACGTTGCCGGGTTGCCTCCCGTGCCGCCTGTAAAACTACCGCTGCCCCATTGCACACTGGAACCGCCTGTTGTGTAACTGACGGCAGTATTGCCCGCAATAACATCTGTCTGTTCTAATTCAACTTGGTTGGCTGCTGTTGTAATACTGCTAAACACAACCTCATCGCCGATACTGTCTGCGCTGTCTCCTGCGTAAACATTCAGCAGAAACAAAACGTTGTTGGTAGGCAACGAAGCCACAATGTCGCCACCAGCGCCATTTAAGACGGGTACGTTCAACGTAACGTCTAGCCCTACTTGATCGCTTACCAACTCAGGAACTTGGATGCTTACTTGACCTATGTTCTCAAAGCCTGCGCTTTTAAAGTATGACCCAAGCACCACCTTCTTGGTGCCTGGTGTTCCCGTCCAACCCGTGTCCGTGTAATATTGACTTCCAAATTTTATTGTGAAGTCACCTCGCACAGTGTGGTTATTGATGTAGTTGTTTTCCGACGCGACGGCCGCAATTTCGATGTTGTAGTTGAGCGTTAGCAGATGCGTACTTCCTGCAAAATATGTACGGTCGTCATCAGCCAACGTGATTTCCGGCGAGGCACTAGACAAGCTTGTAAAGTCTGTGTTGAACTGAAACAGAAACTCAGATGCCTTAGTTGTTCGCTTGCGCAACACCCTCTTGATTGGTGGGCTGTACTCTATGGTATTGCCTGCCAATTTCTTGATGTTCGTGCCATTGGTTACGGCCACCGCATTTTGAAACGCACTCTTGACTTCTGAACTCAACGTGTAAGCACTACCGTCAGCAGTTTGGGCGAACATATCGCCAGCAATGATCGTCCCTTCGCTTACGCGCTGCAATACGTTGTATGGCAAGAAGTACCAACAACCTCCCGCTTGAAACACCCTAGCGTTAAACGATATGGCAACGCTTCTTAACATGTCGTAGGCGTTGTAATATTCCGTTGGTACGCTTCCCGGCAAGCTCGGGAGAGTCATTACGCCCTCGCCTAGATAGTCGCTTCCGCTGTACCCGTTCGGCTCTATGTCGTTGAAGTAGGTTAAGAATTGGTCCGAGCTATTCCATAAGCCATGCGACCGCGTTTCGGCTAGTGCCGCGCGAATGAAGTTCGCGATGTATCCCGGTGAGGTTGTCAACGCGTCCACGGTCGTTTGCTTTAACTGGTTTATGTCATCCGCAGCAGTAAAGTTGACGGCGCTGGGCATTGGCTCGTCGGCCATTTGCATCTGCTCCAAAAACATAACGCCACGCCAAAACACCTTTTGACCTGACGTTCCTGGTTCGCTCAACACCTCGACCAAAATTTGCGCCTCTACTGCGAGAGGCACGATCGTATTTAACCATGTGTCAAAGGCGCCGCCTTGATTGTACAAGGTGAAGTCTAGCTTGGACGGGATAATGGGCTGGTACTCCTCTTTGTTGTCGCCTTCGTAAGTCAAAACGAAGCCGGGCGTACCAACTACGACTTCACTACTCGTGCCGCTAAAGGTGTCGTCGTAAATGTTAATGCGGAACTGGTCGCCCACGTCGTTGGCAAAGTCGCCATAAAATCTTACCGCCATTAGAATCCTCTTACTCTGTTCCGGTCAATCTGTGATCGCTCGTTGCTAATCAAAATATCGCTTCCTCTAATCATGCCCGTCACGGTTACGTTACCGCCGCCCATCATATCGCGCAGCTTGTTGAGCGGTGCAACGACCTCCGGGTTTATGGCTGAGGTACCTGGTCCCTCTCCGACCATAGCCAAGGAAGCGCCCGTGAACATGCCGCCGTCGGCCATCTGAGGTACGCCAAGACCGCCCATCATAAACCCGCCAAAGCTCTTTGCGCCTGTTGCCGCCAACGCTTTACTTGTTCCGCCCGTAATAAGCATGAGCGCCGCAAACGTTGCAGCCAAAGCAATCGCCCGCTTTAACAGACTCTCCAACATGGCTTTGATAACCTCATGGAATCCTTGCGACTTGTCTTTAATGTTGTCAAATGCCGCGTTCACCATGTTGCCCATAAAGTTGAACACTTGGCCCGTCATCTGACTGGCGCGCGCTAGGTTTTGCAATTGCTTCGTCCCGTCCTGAATGCGCTGCTGAGTATCCTCATCCATTATGGGCGACTCCTCCTCCACCTCGACCATTTCAATAATGCCGTCGGTCAGATTGCCGTATGCGTTGGACATAGCCTGCAACGCTTCGGCTTCTTCCTCTGCGCCAAAAGCCATTGTGGATTGACTTGCCGCCAGCTCTTGCTTCGCTTTGGTCAATGCTGCGGCTGCCTTGAATTGCGCTTTAAACTCTTCCAACGTTTGCGTTGGCGCGGTCGGTGCTGGCGCGTCAGGCAAATTTGGCGAGCTTGTCAGGCTCTCCATAAATTGACTCCATGCCGCGTCCGCGACCTCTGTCGCTTTGGCCAATGCCAACGCGCTGGCGTCAGTACCAAGAATCTGATTAAGATTCATTGCCGCAGTCTTGGCTTCGTCCGCTTCTTTCGATAATGCGTCGGCGTTGCCCTTGTGCGCTTTCTCGACTCTCTTTAATAGGTCTTCACTTTCTTTTAGTGATGCGTTTACGTCATCGTTGCCAGTATTAAACCGCTGCAACATGCCCGTAATTCCGTCTAGCTCTTGCGTTAAAAAGGCAAGCAACCCGGACTCCTCTGCAAATTCGCCTAACGCAAGCATCATGTTGTCCATAGCAGTCGAAAACTTGCCGCTTACCGTCTCCGATAAGTTCTTCATGGCGTCCTCAGCAAACCCGCCTTCGCTGGCCATGTTTGCCAACGCTTGGTTGTACTGATCTACAGTAACCGAACCCGCGCCGAACTCCATGTTCGCGTCGCCCGTCACCTTTTTCAGCTCGTCAAAAATGGGAATACCGCGCTCGGCTAATTGGTTGAGGTTCTCAAGCTCCACCTTGCCTTTAGCTTGGACTTTAGCAGAGATGCCGCCGCAATGTCGTTAATGCTGTTTCCGCTACTCCGCTGCAATGTCGCCAAGCATCTTCAACTCCTTCTGCAACTCGCTCCGCTTGGTGCCGACCGCTAACAATTGCCTGGCCGCGCTGCTTACCTCTTGCAATTGAAACGGCGTCTTCGCTGTAAACTCGTTAAGCTCCTTGACAATTGCTGCTGCTTTGTTTGCACCTCCGGCAATGCTTATAAAGCCCGTGCGCAGCGTCTCCATCTCCGCGCCCTTCTTGATAAGAGCGCCGACACTGGCGACAAGCGTGACGCCGATGGCGGCAGCGGCGTTCTTGGCCATGCTCGCAATCTCGCCAAAGTTCCTCTTAAAGTTGTGCTTTGTGCGGCGCAGGTCCGCGTTGAGTTTGGTCAAGCCTTTTTTGCTTAGACCGATTGTAACTTTTAGATCCTTAAGTTTTGCCATTTGACCACGCTTTGAGTGTGTGTTCTAGGAGCTTGTTCGAACGCTTCTTCTTCTTCTCCTTCTTCTCCCACGGAAAGATAACAAGGTCGCGCGGCTTGATACTCTGTCCCTTCTTTCCGTGCGGTTGTAACATGATCGTGGCAAGCCACCGCGTGCGCTCCCACTCCATCTGTTGCTTCTGCTCCTCGTCCTTGGCGTTGCCTTGTGCGGCTGCGCAGAACTCAATAAACGTCATGTCGTAAAACGCAGAAGGGCTGAACCGTAATCGGCCCAACCCTATCTGCATACAATCCTCAAAGGTTAGCGGTTCAGCCTTTCCTTTTTTTTTCCGCGTTGCCGCCCATCAGTTTATTGATGGACGCGCCCAAAATCTCGAGGTCTTTAATCTCGATGAGTCCCAAGAAGTCGTCAAGCTCGTACTTGAATTCGACTCCCGCATGTTTCGCTCCGCTTTGTGCCATGAAGTACACAAACGAACCAACCTCCACAACGTCGTCGCCGAGGTTGCTGATATCGATGTTTGCTTCGCGCTTGGCGTTAGCCAGGGCGCGCATGTCACAACGCAAACGAAACTCTTTGCCGCTAAGCTCAATCTGCATTACGCTTCAACAAATGAGATTGATCCCGACAGCTCAATTGTTGCGCTGTAAGTAACGTTGTCCTCTGTGCCTCCGCTGGCTTCGATAGAAGTAACAAATGCGGTGGCGCATGTAAAGTGATTGTCGGCCGTAGCGTCCAAACCAAAGATGATGGCGAACGAAGAACGCGCCGCAAAATGCGTCATCAAGGTATCGACCGCTTGGCCTGTCGCCTCGTCAACCAAACCACTAACGCTGATGCTTCCGCTACGCGTAGACTCCAACAGTTCACGGAAACCGCTGCTGTCTTTGCTGGTTGTGTCGCGTGTCTCCATAGACAGGCTGATGCTTCCTTCGGTCTGGTCTGGCAATGCAGTGCCACCGATTTTGAGTAAGTAGACGCTCCCGTTAATAATGCCGGCCATTATTCTTTTTCCTTTGTGTTGTTTGCGATGATCGCGTTAAACAACAGGTCAACGTATCCGAAAACCCTGTCGTCTTTAATGCTTGGCGTAAGGTTTACGACAACCTTTGCGAAGGCCAGAAGCGCAATGAGCAACTCGGCCCAGTATTCCGTCATGAAATCCATAAGACCAATTTACACGCTTTGCTCCAAATGCGAGTCGGTATTATGCAATTTGCCGTATGGCTGCGTGGGTGTAACTATGCCACAAAACCTGTTTTACGGATGAACTGCCGCTTCCCGCCCTTAAATAATAGAACAGCGGAACAATGTACTCGCCCGCTTCCGCATAAAAAACGCACGTGCCGCCCGTGCCGTCGTACTGACTGCCAAACAAGTCTTTTGTTGTACGCATGTTCAGTTTCTTGTTTGACCATGCGCCAGAGCTGCCCACCTTAAAACCAGGCGCCAAAATCATTTTCACCTCGTTAGCGTCTGAGCTACTTGTATTTTGCACAGCGACAAAAATGTTGAACTCGTACCACCCGTCAACTGGCACAATGTATTCGCCCAAAGAATTGCAGTTGCTGTTTTGATCTAGTTGCACCGTCCACAAATCGCCATACACAGGCGAGGAAGGAAGTGAACCCGTGCCGCTGGACCTTGTACCCGATACGCTAGAAACGGAAGTGTCCCAGCGCAAAAACCCCGCGCTTGTTGGAATTGTAAATCTTCCGTTGCTCTCGTATGCTCCGGCCCATACTGCCTGTTCTGCGGGAAACGCTTTAGCGCCCGTTTGCACGCTGTCCAATTTCGTTTTGTCGGCGGCGCTAAGGCTACCCGCCGCGCTTGTTGTTGCTGCGGTAATTGATATTGCCGGCGTCGTGCCTCCGCTGCTCGCGATTGGAGCCGTACCCGTTACGGAAGTGACACCGCCACCGCCACCGCCCGAACCATTTGCAGCCGCTGTAATTCTGCCTTGAGCATCGACTGTTATGTCGGCTGCGGTGTAGCTGCCAGCGGTCACCGCTGTATCGTCAAGGTTGACAACAACGTTTCCCGTGGTTGGGCTTGCTGTTAATCCTGTTCCGCCTGTCACGTCGTCAACTGGAACCGTGGGAATGGTTGGCTTGTTTAAGATTTGCGCGTCGCCGCTTGTTGCATTCCAGTCTGCATTTACGTTGACCTCTGCGCCCGCTTCAATGCCTGTGAGCTTTGTACGCTCGTCGCCTGTAATAATTGCGCCGCTACCCGCGTCGCTTACGTCGTTGTGAGTAGTCACTGAACCATCGGCGCTAACCTTGGCCGTGTTCGCGGTAATTGCGCTCGCTTGCCCCGACGTTATACCCGTCTTGGCTGTGTTCGCCGTGATTGCGCTTGCTTGGCCGGAAGTAATACCTGTCTTCGCCGTGTTAGCCGTAATCGCTGACGCTTGGCCCGATGTGATCGTGGTTGTATCACCAGCCAACGCGGTCGAGCTTGTTGTGCCTAGCTCTAGCAATGGCGTGTCGCCCTCTAACGCTGTACCCGCTGACGTGCCAAAGCCCGGGAAGGTCGTCTTTGCTGTGTTCGCTGTGATTGCACTCGCTTGTCCCGAAGTAATGCCTGTCTTTGCGGTGTTAGCTGTGATTGCGCTCGCTTGTCCCGAAGTAATACCTGTCTTTGCGGTGTTGGCGGCAATCGCGCTTGCTTGCTCCGAAGTAATACCCGTCTTCGCGGTGTTGGCTGTTATTGCGTCCGCCTGTTCCGAGGTTATACCCGTCTTGGCGGTGTTGGCGGTAATGGCTGACGCTTGGCCGGAAGTAATACCCGTCTTCGCGGTGTTCGCCGTGATTGCGCTTGCTTGGCCCGCTGTAATCGTGGTCGGCGTATTGTCAAGGTCGCCGTAATCAATGCCGGACGTTGAACCGCTAAAGCTAATTGTGCCAGATGCGTTGGAGAAGCTGGCCGAACCCGAAAAGCGAACTTCAAGCGGGAACGTGGCGATGACGTTTCCATTTGCTTGGCCCGCAATACTCAACGCCGTTGTCTCGGTGTCGCTTGCGCCAGCAGCAACCGCAAACGTTAACGTACCTGGGCTTGTCTGCTCTGCCTTGATTAAAGTGGCCGTACCGCCACGCAAAATGGCGTTAGTGGTGGTCACCTTTAACGATGGCTTAGTGTTGTCTGAAACGTCACTAAACACGCCAAGCTCGTTTTGCGCTGAGCCTTTCAGGATTTGCAGAATGCTGGTCAAGTCGCCATCGATGCTTTGAAACTTGCCGTAAATGGTTTGCGCCACTCCGCTTTGCACGTTGAGGTTGGTCCCGTACAACTCGACCGTGCCTGTCAAGCTGTTTACGCTGGTCACGCCGCTACTGCTGCCGCCCGTGTCCAGTGTGGCGGTGTTGCCGTCAATAGTTAGGGAGCCATTCGATACAATGACTTTGTTGACCGCGCCCGTTGGCGTGCCGTCCACTTCTTCAATGGTCCAGCTATTGCCCGGAAACGTGGTTAGCGTTGTTGCGCTTCCTGTACGTTGCACGCGCGTGTTGTAGGTCTGCTCCAATACATACACGCGTTGATCGCCGTCAAACTGGATGTCGCTTGCGTCAAAGCTGATTGACTGCACCTGTACGCCGCTAATGGTTCCGCTCTGCCTGTCGAGCGCACCGCGAACGGCAATGCCCAAATCCATCACGGTCTCGTAGTCGTCGCCTACGCAATACAACTCCACGCGCGCCGTGTCAACCTTTGACGTGCTTGTCTTGGTGTCGCTGGGCGTAGTGTCCACCACAGTGTAAACCACAAACGGAGCGTCGGCGTCTTGTTGCGCAAGCTCCGGGTAAATGCGATCCGCGCAAATTGCACCGACTGCGCTGCTGTCTTTGAGCAGCTTATAAATTGCCTTGCCTGTCTCCATTAGAGTTTGAACTTGTTAAACACCTTGCGGTATTGCATAATCATTAAGCGCTCCATCATCGGACGCAAGCGTGCCAAAGCGGGCGCAATCTTATTGTAGGTTGGACTATCGACGGACTTTCTGCGGCCACCGATACCGCCGTCTTCCGTCCATTGCGCAAAGTATCCGTCGTTACGTACCGCGCCGCCTTTACGCGGCCCCACAAATACGTTGACCTTGGACCCGCGACTATTGCGACCGCCAATCGAGCGTCGCAATGTGCCGCTTGGTATAGTCTTGACCACCACGCCTTCACCCTTGCGCGCGCGGCCTTGGCCACCCGAACCTTTGTACACCTTAAAGTCTTCGCCGCTTCTTGGAATGGTCGGCTTGATTTTGCGCGACGCAAGCTGTCCAATCTTCCTGTTGCTTTGGCGCAGTTCCTTGGCCATCACTTTTGGAAAGTCTCCAATGCGGCTTATCTGTTTCTCTAGCTCTTTAAGTCCTTCAACCTTACCTACCATCCGTGCCTTGCTCTTTGCAGAAAATGCGCATGCCGTCGCGCCGTCCGATTTCTTCAAAGCCCAGCACCTCGTACTTGCGCGTTTCAAATACAATCGTGTCGTCTTGCGACATGCTCAACCCGCCGGGCGCGTCAGTTGGGTTTGGATGGCGCACAATGAAGTTAACCTTGCTTTGTGGAAATACCTGGTGCGCCTTAATGGTCTCGCCCGCGCTGCCCGCAAATCTTACTTCCGCCCACATGTCCGTGTCTGTGGTGGTGGTTACGGTTGGCTGTCCATAGTCGTCTTGCGTCAAGGTCTCTTGGCGGTACGTAATCAACCTGTCTCTTCGTCCTGCGTTCTTCATGGCTGGTA